AATACCTGTGATGCAGGAATCATAACGTGAAGCAATAACTGTATCCTGTAGTTCAAGTGTGTAGTGAACCACCGTCATCCCAGCCTTTAATGCAGTCGCGCCTAGATGCACAAGAACCATTGACTTGCCCACTCCTGTTGGAGCGATTACAACGCCAAGCTCGCTTCGACCTCCACCCCCGCCAGTTATTTGATCAATCTTTTCCCAACCAGTTGTGATGGTTTCGCGACCGCTTGCTTCAAATCTTTTCTCAAAATCTTTGATATAATCGTAGCCAAAATCTGCGTCGGCTCCTGCCTTCAGTGCGTTGTTGATCAATACAGAAATCTCATCAAATGAGCATTTTTGGAGGAGTGTGGTTGATTTTATCATAGCCTCTCGGAGCTTCTGTTTGCGGCAGAACTCTATGGCTGTGTCTTTAATAAACTCAGACGACTCAAGTATGTTTACGTTAGATAATACACGGGCAAAATAATTTCTAACTTGCTTTTGTAAAGCTTCATTCTCGCTTTCAATGCCTGACTTAATAATTGTCTTCATCGTCTCGTGAGATGGTTGTGTGCCGTATTTCTTTTTGTAATGAAATACTTTCTCTACGAATACCTGAAGGAATTTAAACTCAAGAAATTCTACATTAAGAACCTCCATCATTCGATCTGCAAAAACACGATCATCTAAGACAAGAAACGCCAATTTTTCTTGAAAAGTTTTACCATATTTTGAGAATGAAGCTGTTTCATTTGTTATTGACATCGTAACCTCGGTTCCTTAATTTTCCTGTAACTATATCGAACTTTCCCGAACTTGTCAAGAACTAATTGGACTGTTGTAAATAGTTTCTGTGGTCGGCAACAAACGATCTAAATCTCTGAAAAAGTGTATTCCAGTTGTACTCACCGATCCCGTCTATTGTCATCATTTTTAAAACTTTCGTTCTATTGAAGGAGGGCTTAAAATTTGAAATATTTTCCCTTATATTCCTTGCAGACTGAGCGGAAAAAATGGGGGTGTATAGTTGCATTAGCTTATAATTCAACTCAACTTTTTTTCTTTCGTTCAAGATGCTCTTGTAAAATTTAGAGCCATCCTCAATTGTTTTACAATGATTAAACACCTCGTCAAGCGTATAAAATTTTTCTTCAGCCAAGAATGACAATCGTTTTGCAATTGTTTTCATACCCACACCTTTAACGCCTTCAAGATTATCAGACTTGTCTCCGTCTATTGCTCGCGCCAGTGCAAAGTTATTAGGGTGGATGCCGAACTGCTCAACAATTCTATTCTTTGTTAAGAATTGGTTTTGAATTGGTCTATAAACAATTGTCTTGTCATCACAGAGCTGATAGAAGTCCTTATCCATTGATACAATAACCTTAATATTTTCCTTCAGCGACGGCATTTGACAAACAAATCCAATCACATCGTCGGCTTCCACATTCTCGACCATTAACTGAACCACAGGCATTTGATTAAGATACTCAATCGTCTTTGCCATTTGATCATAACGATTCTGTGATTCTTCTATCGCAGACATTCCATCATACGCACGATTAAGTTTGAGGGGTTTGCGGCCTTCTTTATATTCTTTAGCTAGAAGTCGCCGCTTTGTGCTGCCTCCTCCCCCATCCCATATAACCATCACTTGCGAGGGTTCAATTTCTCTAATGAGCTTCTGTAATGTTTTTAAGAAACCTTTACAGCCGCCAATGGGTTCGCCATTAGCAGCAATAGAAGGGTCCACAACATAGTTGCGGATAAATGTATTCATCGCATCAACGATAAGGATTTTATCAGACACACTATTCTCCTTGTATTTCTTCTTCTTGTTCTTCTTGATCATAAAAGTCTTCGGCTTTTCCAGTTTTGTTTTCAAATTTACGAATAACTTCTTCGTCAATTATATCATCAACAATCTTGGCAAACTTCTCATCCGTTTGCATAAGCTTAGGAAATGTTGCAGCCTGGAACTTTTTATCATATCCCTTTAATGTATACCATGCGCCGCTATTTGTCAAGCGATCAGATGATTTAATGGCAGTTAATAAGGATTCATCGTTCATGATACCCACGCTTTCCCCTCCCCACAAAATCTTAAAATTACATACTCGACCTTGGGTTCCAAACTTTGATTTTTCTAATTTAGCCTTGACTTCAGAACCAATTCGATAACCTCGTGCATCCTCGATAAATGTTTTTTTACCCTTCATACCTGTCAGCCAAATCCTTAATGAATAGGCATAGATGATGGCTTTTCCTCCTGGGGTAAACCAAGGTTGTGAGATCATCATCATTGGATTGTTAACATTAATGTTTGTTTTTAATTGATTAAGGACCAAAAAAGTTGACTGGGTTTGGGACAAGGAAGTCGTAAGCTTTTTCATTCCAATAGATAAAACCCTGGGCATTTGAGCCATAGATGATTGAGGGTTAAAATCCTTTTCTAAATCTGCTCGACAAGGTGTGACTGCCAAAGAGTCCACAATAAATAAATAACGGTTGTCTGGATCCTGGCCCATTAACATTTCCATGGTTTCCAAGACCTGTTCAATATCTTCTGGTTGAATAATAAGAATTTGATTCTCGCTTTCCATATCACAACCAAGTTTCTCTAAGAATTCACTTGTCATTGTTGCCTCGGAATCAAAAAATAAAACCTTAATTCCTTTGGCTTGTGCTTGGTGTGCGATTTGGCCTGCCATGTAGGACTTGCCTGAACTTTCGAGACCTGCGATTTCTGTCACTCGACCTACTGGAATACCCGCAGACTGTCCACGACAAATAATAGAATCGAGCCAGCGTGATCCTGTTGGGATCCAATCCTTAATGTCTGCGGGATTTTCTTGATCTCCTGAGAAAGCAATAGTCCTGCCAGCTTTCTTGTTGATCATTTTTAAAATATCTTTAGATGATAGTTTTCCTTCTGTACCCATAAAAACTCCTTTAATAAAAAAGAAGCCCTGCGACGTAGAATAACGGCACAGGGCTCCAAAAAACCTTGGCAGGTTTTTTAATTGCTACGCAGACAATTCCTTGATGGCCTCGTCCACGCTGCTCACGCCGCCATCATCGACCATGGGGCCTTCGCTCGGATTCAGGAAGGACTCCAAAATTGCCTTGACATCAGCGGGAGACTTGCGTTGAAAAAGTGAGTCAATATCAGGAACTCCCTCAAGGATTTCCTTAACTGCTCCTTTTGTCTTCGCAAGCGCAGATGATTTGCGCTTCGGCACCAGACTAGTTTGTGGGAATGCACCTTTTGTCTTAGGAAGTTCATACTTGAGCGTAAAATCAACACCTCCATCAACATCCGTAATGTCTCCATAATCAGGATTCAGAACGTAACCGAGCAAAGCCTCGTAAATGGTCTTTCCGTAGCCCCATATACGAACCCCTAGTTCTTCATCACCACGCACAACTACGGGAGAGAAGAAACGTTGACGAACGAAGAGAGACTTTGCCATCTTCTTACTATCATCAGTTCCTTCTTGCCACAACTTAGAAGCGAAATCACAAATTGGACAGTGTTCTCCGAACTGCCGCTTAGGACAAAGAACGCCACCACGCGCACCTTCACCCATATTATAATGAAAATGAAAAACCCTGAATGGATCCCCATCTTCAGTTGGAACGAGTCGGATCTCCTGATCCCCCTCTGTCGGCCGCCACCAAACATTATCTGATTTGGATCGACCACCGTTCTCTAACTCTTGAAGTTTTGCCTTCATTTTTGCCATATCTAGTGCCATTTTTTTTATTTCTCCTTTTTAAGGTGAGGTCAGCAAATATCCCGACCCCCCAATTCTTTTATTTTTGTATCACCGATGAGTGATTTAAACAATAAACGTAATCCTGATCGTAATCAGTTTCAAATATTCCATAAGTTACTCTTACACCCTCTTCTTTTTTTGCCGAGACTGCTTTCTTAATTTTACTCATCAATTCGAAATCCGTTTCAAGTTTCTCTTTATTGTATGCGTAATAGTACACTATATCAGACACGTTGTCAAGAGAAAAAAACATTTTATCTTCATTTTCTTCTAGATCCCCCATTCCAACAGTAGTGATACGTGCGCCCACGGGAATATCACAGAACGTATTAACTAGCGAATCGTTATTGTTATAGACATTAATCATGTGAATGGTTGAAACAATCATTTCGTTGATTTTTTCGTTGTAATTCTTAATAGTAACGCCGCCCAACAAGTGTTCAATTTCACTATTAGAAACAATATACATTCTTTCAAAAACACCTGAACGAGCATACTCTTGAAATACGTTATAAACCACTCGCTCAAGTTTTGTCTGTTGATCATTTAATAATGATTGTTCTGGTTTTATATAAAGCATATTAATCTTATGCTTCTTGAGATACTGAAGAATTTGCAGTGATGCCGAAGAGACTTTTCCACCCCCGGCAACCACGAACAGAACATCACCCTCGACCTCCTTGAAGAATGTCTTCAGTGAGGGCAATTTTTCCTCATAATCTTCGATCTTTTGGTGCTCTTTTAATGGGAAGGAGGTCTTGGTACGCTCCAGTCCAACGTCCAATTTATATGCCTCATATTGAGGAAATTCAGCAAACTTGTCAGCAATAGAACAGCCTGCTTTTCCAAGACCAATAACCGTATCCATTTATTCTTCAACTTCCTCTAGAATATATTTATCATTAAAGGCACCGCGAGCATTACGCTTGTTGTGCTGGGCTTCCTGAAGCTTACTCCAAGAAGGTAAGAACGTTGATGGATTGTTCCACCCATTTAAGTGAGAGATTGCGAAGAGAACCTCGGCAACGTCGGCCAACTCATCAATTGATGGCGTCTCTTGAAATTCTAAAGCTTCTTCGACCAATTTAGCTGCAAGTGCTTTTGCATATTCTTTATCATCTGCTGTGTGTCCTGTATATGATTTTAGTTTGCGCCTGAGAATACCAGGGACTTTATCCCTCACAAGCTTATTGTATTTCTTCATTTGAATCTCCTCATATTTCCAAAATTTGTTCCAAGACTAGCATTAACTTTAAAAATTCCCAAGTCAGTGTTTCCAAATTCTTTAATTAAATTATCAAGAATATCTTTGTCATTACGATCAAAGTCAATCACCATACTATCATGAATTAGGCCCATTGTAAAGCTATTTCTGCCCTCTAATAGTTTATTTACTGCGACGGCTCTCCTTAAGAAAGTGTCTGATGTCGTACTCTGGAGGATTGCATTCAAGGCATGGAACTCGTCTGCTTTGATTTTTCTTCCAAAATAATTTGTTATCTCTTCGCCATTCCAATGCTTCTGGATTATCTTTTTCTTGTCATAATAACCCTCAATCTTAGGAATACCAAGCGAAGCATTTGGTGGCCCATAAAGCCACCCAAAAATCTTACGTTTAATGTCGTCCCGATCCATTTTGTGATCTGATAAATGATTAAGGATAAACCCATGCCAATCATGTATGTCTTGGTGGGGTTGTGGCTGATCATTAAGCGCGAGCATACAACGAAGCTCTGCTGCATTAAAATCTAACTCCACAAACAAATCATTGTTCGATTCGATCACTGAACGATAATCTTTATTCATTGTGAGCAGGGGAAATGATCCTTTCTTAGTTGTAAGACGACCAGTGATGGTTCCAAAAATGTTATAATCAACGTGAGGATTGCAAGCTCTGAGTTTTGTATGAAAAGCTCGTGCTGGATGATGATGTAATTGATCATTGATTGATGCTGGGTTTATTCTTAATGGCTTATCTTTGATGTCTGCTGTAAGCTTTAATAAATCAACCAAGAAATCATAGTTCTGTGGCTTCTCGTAAGTGTTGAGAACATGTTCTGTAATCTGAGATTTCATATCAAAGTATTCAATAACAAAATCTAAAGGCACCAGATCATAAAAGCAGTATTCATTATACTTAACCTTACCTTCTTCAAAGGATTTAACATAAGCAAAATGTTTTTGCTTGACTTCTTCCCACTTTTCCTTTAGACTGTCAGGGCAACATTGATCAAGGTTCTTACCCTGTGCGTACAAAGAAGCATACTCAATATCTTTATCCTTTAGAACAGAATTATATGTCCAAGTCTTTGAAAGCTTATTATAATTTGGATCAGATATAATGTCTTTGTTTGCATAGACACTCGCACATTGTTGTTTGTTGTCTATTATTTGAAATAACATATTC